TTCCTCTTCGGCTCTACGGCATTTTCGCAACTCGCGCCAGAACACCCATCGTGCTGGGAGAAAACGACTCAGTTTCTTTTCCGGTTCCATATCCCAAATCCATTAGACGAATAAGCCAAATATACCCGGCGAGGATCCCCTATGTCCGCACAACAGAAGAAACACCCCTTCGATTTCAAAACCCAATACGGACTCGGCTTCAACCCTCAGGACGATGAGATCGTTGTCGATTTCTTCTGTGGTGGTGGCGGTGCCGGTACCGGGTTGGAAATGGGCCTTGGCCGCACGGTGAACGTGGCGAAGAACCACAGCCCGCAAGCCATCAGCATGCACACCGTGAATCACCCAAACGCCAAGCACTTCACCACCGACGTGTTCGATGGTGACCCGGACACCGAATGCGGCGGCAAGGCCGTGGGCTGGTTCCACATGTCTCCGGACTGCACGCACCACAGCCAGGCGGCCGGCGGCCAGCCGCGCAAGCGTGAGATCCGCAACCTGTCGTGGATCGGCCTCAAGTGGGGAGGCAAGAAGCGGCCCCGGGTGATCAGCCTGGAGAACGTGAAGCAGATCCTGCAGTGGGGCCGGCTGATCGCCAAGAGGGACAAAGCCACGGGTCGCGTGATCAAGCTGGACGGCACTATTGCTACACCTGGCGAAGTTGTACCGGTGGGCCAGCAGTTCCTGATCCCCGACCCGAAGCAGCGCGGCCGCACCTGGCGCCGCTTCGTGGCCTTGTTGGAAGGCATGGGCTATGTCGTTGAGTGGAAGGTGGTCAAGGCCTGCGACTTCGGCGCGCCGACCAGCCGGGAACGCCTGTTCATGATCGCCCGGTGCGATGGCCAGCCGATCGTGTGGCCTGAGCCAACCCACGCCAAGAACCCGGCCAAGGGCCAGCAGAAGTGGAAAACAGCCGCTGACTGCATTGACTTCAGTGACCTGGGCAAAAGCATCTTCGGTCGCAAGAAGGACCTTGCGCCGGCCACTCTGCGCCGCGTCGCCAAAGGCATGAAGAAGTTTGTCATCGATAGCGCGGCGCCGTTCATTGTGCCGATCGCCAACTGGTCAGGAGAAACGGTGCAGTCCGCAGACGAGCCGCTGCGTACGGTCACCTCCTACCCGAAGGGTGGCGCCTTCTCGGTGGTCAGCCCCACGCTGATTCAGTCAGGTTACGGAGAACGCCCAGGGCAAGAGCCACCGGTGCCGGGCGTGGATCAGCCACTGGGGACGGTTGTCGCCGGTGGTGTCAAACACGCACTGGCTTCGGCCTGCATCGTCCAGGCCGGGCATGGGGAAGGTTCTGGCGCAAACAAGCGCCGCTCCCACGGGGTGAACGACATCTGCGGGCCGATCGGCACTGTCACTGCCAGCGGCGGCGGCCAATCCGTCAGCACCGCGGTGATGATCCAGGCCAACGGGGGATTCAACACCACGCACGCCAAGGGCATGCACGAACCCATGACCACGGTGACCAACACCGGCAGCCAGCAGCAGTTGGCCGTGGCGAACCTGGTGCACCTGCGTGGCAACTGTGATGCACGGGACGCCAATGACCCGCTGCACACCATCAGTGCCGGCGGCCAGCATCACGGATTGGTGAGTGCGTTCATGGAGCGGGCTTTCGGCGGCAGTGTTGGCCAGGGCCTGGAGGATCCGGCACCAACCATCACAGCCGGTGGTGGCGGTAAGAGCTCCCTGGTGTCGCTGACCCTGTCGCCAGAGCATGAAGCCGGCGCCCTTCGCGTCGCCGCCTTCCTGATCAGCTACTACGGCACCGAGAACATCAGCGCTTGCGATGCGCCCGCGCCGACCATTACCACCAAAGACCGCTTGGCCATGGTCACCGTGATGGTCAAGGGCACGCCCTACGTGATCGTCGACATCTGCCTGCGGATGCTGAAACCGGCTGAGCTGTACAAGGCCCAGGGCTTTCCCGCGGACTACATCATCAGTCACGGCGCCGACGGCCAGCCCTTCACCATCACCCAGCAGGTGCACATGTGCGGTAACAGCGTCAGCCCGCCGCCGATGGCAGCACTGGCAAGGGCCAATGACCCATGGCGCACTGAGAAACGCCAAGCGGTCGCGGCGTAAATCAAAGCCATGGCAAAGCCGCCATCCACTCGGCGAGGCGCAGCAAAATCTGGCTCAGCACCTCAATCAAGACTTGATACATAAGTTCAGCGATGAGTTGTTTCATGCGGTTGCGCTCCGGCTTGTTTAATAGCCAAAGCTTGGCGTCACGACACTATTGAAAACAGTCGTGAAACTTGTAAGCCGTCTCCCTACAACTTTCCCCCTTGACATCACTTCCGGTCGTGACGCCCGGCAGGACCCCACTATGACCAACATAAAACCGCGCATCGTCTGCCAATTCAGTTGCGGCGCCGCCTCGGCGGTGGCAACCAAGCTTGCTCTAGCCCAGTACGGCCCGACGCATGACGTGCAGATCATCAATGCGTTTCTGGCAAACGAGCATGAAGACAACCGGCGGTTCTTGCTGGACTGCCAGGAGTGGTTCGGGCAAGAGATCGTGCAGTTACGCGACGAGAAGTACGGTGCGGACATCATTCAAGTTTTCCGGCGGGAACGATTCATGAAAGGCCGCAATGGCGCGCCATGCACCAAGCTATTGAAGCGCCGCCTGCTCGATAACTGGAAGCAACCGGGTGACGTTATGGTGTTCGGCTACACCGCCGAAGAGGTGGACCGCGCGGATGACTTCCGGGACCGAAACCCTGATCGCCCTGTTATTGCCCCGCTGATTGATGCGGGCCTGGGCAAAGAGGATTGCAAAGCGATGATCCTGCGGGCCGGAATAAAACTGCCCTACATGTACCTCAAGGGATACGACAACGCTAACTGCATCGGCTGTGTTAAAGGTGGGGAGGGCTATTACCGAGCGATTCGCGAGGACTTCCCTGCGCAGTTCGAAGAGCTTTGCAAGGTTCAGGATGAGCTTGGACCAGGCAGTTACCTGCACCGAAACCGCTCAACAAACGAGCGGTACTCGCTGCGCGACCTTGGCGACGGACCGGTGCGCCGCAACGAGAAGCTGCCAGCCTGCTCGTTTTTCTGCGAGATAGCAGAAGCCGATATCATCGCAAGCGCATAACTATGCCAGTCCAACGCCCGGGCAAGTACCAGCGATTACTAAGGTGGAAACTAAAAAGCTCGTTTTTTTATCCGAATATTGTGTCCTTCATCAGATTCTTCTGAGTAGAGATCGAAAACCTGAACACTTTTCCCGCTACTTACCTTTCTATAGCTAATCTTCAGTTCATATTTTTGAAAAGTGCCACTCAAATCATCCAAAAAGAAACCTCTAACAACATCCTTGTGTAACGGTTCTAAATGCATAGGGTATCTATCAACACCATCACTACTAAGATGAACTACAACTCCATCACAATAATTCCCAAAATTTCTAATTTCGAAATTCTCCATCCACTCCCCTTGCACCTGGAGAGCGCCTAAATATTTTAGCTCCAATAGAGGCTCCAGCGATCGTTCGTAATGCCGCAAATTTTCTTGCTGTGCTTCGACAAGAGCCTTCTGTTGGTCGACTGATTCTTTCAATTCAGTCGCCTGCATTTGGAGCGCTTTCGAGCTTATTTTTAATTCTCTACCCTGCTGTATGTAACCCAAAACCAACCACAGAAAAGCGACTGGACCAAACACCCCAGCTGACAAATCTCCGATTGCATTCAATTCCAACTTTATCAGCTCATCGAATCGCGCCCCCATGATCAGAATTGCGCCGCCTACATATAGGGCTGTGAAGTGTGCAGCCCACCATTCAAAACTTCTGCTGCACCACCATTGCGTTTGCTTAGTCCAATATTCCAGACAACGTTTCATAGCTTTCATCCTTGGCGATTGTAGCCAAGAAGTTTAACAAAAAATCGCTGATCCAGCGCTAACCCCTCCCCCTTCAAAGTCAGCCGCTATAGCGGCAAGGATACTTATGCGCCTGAAGAAAGCTGAGCGCGAGCAAGTGCGCCTGAAATACGGCGGGCACTGCGCGTACTGCGGCGTGCTGCTGGGTGACCGGTGGCACGCCGACCATCTGGCGCCGGTGGTACGTGAGCTGCTGTCCAAGCAGACCGCCTCCGGCACCTGGAAGCTGGTCTCCGGCAAGCCGCTACGCCCTGAGCATGACGTGCTGGAGAACATGATGCCGGCCTGCGCACCCTGCAACATCAGCAAGGGCGGCCAGTCGCTGGAAGGTTGGCGCAGCTGGATCGCAAGACACGTCGAGTCACTGAACAACTACACCCCAATTTACCTCCTGGCTAAGGCATATGGCCTGGTCGCCGAGACCGGAGCCCCGGTGGTGTTCTACTTCGAAAAGGTGAACCCATGAACGCTATCAATGAACGCCCCATCCTGTTCGCGGCCCCGATGGTGCGCGCCATCCTGGAAGGCCGGAAAACGGTAACACGGCGCCCGGTGAAAGCGTCCAAGGCTCATGCCGACGGCATCACGCTGATTGATTACGGCAAAGGTTGGTGGCCATACAACGCGTTTGGCGACTTCTCTTCTGACCATGAAGGCATGGAATACCCAATTGCGTGCCCTTATGGCAAACCCGGCGATCGCCTTTGGGTGCGCGAGACCTTCATCGATCTACGCGGCACCGGCGTCGAGCATCGACCAGACCCGGACGGCCCTCTCCAGCGCTACGCCTACGCTGCCGACTGCCGCCCTGGGTCACACAGCGACGAGGCCAGGAAAGACTTCGGGCTCAAATATAAACCCAGCATTCACATGCCCCGCGCCGCGTGCCGAATCCTGCTGGAGATCACCGACGTGCGCGTCGAGCGGTTGCAGGACGGCGAAGGTGAGACGGCCTTCGAAAGCCGCTACATCGCCGAGGGCATCAACCGAATCCATCAGGGCGACGGCGATTATGCGTTCCACCCCTTCA